GAGGTGCAGCGCGAGCAGGCTGTCGTTGTTGCGCGCGATGTGCTCGTCCCGCTCGGCGAAGGCTTTTTCCAGCGCGTGCCGTAGCTCGGGGATTTCCTTTTCCATCGAGTGATTGCCGGTCGCGAGGCGTTCGTTTTCGGCGGTGATCAGCGCAACGTCGGCGCGGGCCTCGTCCCGCTCGGAAAACCAGCCATTCAGCTTTTCTTCCAACTCCGCGATACGCTTGACCTGCGCTGCGATTGTCTCGTCCGCAAATTCCGACGAGTAAGGGCGCTTGCCTTTAAGCGCGAGCAAAAGTTGCCTGTTGAGTTCATCCCGCTCGGCGCGGGCTGCGTCGCGCTCGCGCTCCAAGCGCTCGCAGAAGGCCACGATTTGGCAATCGTCGGGCACGTTTTCCGTGAACATTGCGTCTGTTTCGGGTGTGGGTGTTTGGCTCATTTGTGTTTTCGTTTTTGGTTGCTGAAAGATTTTCCGCTGGCCTGCTCCGGCTCATGCGCCAACGGATGCCACTCGAAAGTTTCGCCATTGAATGACACTGGCACCGCTACTCCGGTTTTGCCCTGCCGCTGTCGCAGCCGTAGCAGCCGCGCGCCGGGTTCATCCTCGCACATTTCGATGGTCACTTGCACGGTGGCATCCATGCCGATTGCACGGCATTCGCGAAGCTCCCCGTCATCGTTTAGTTGCGCGAGGGCGATGACGGCCAGATTCTCGTCCTTTGCCATGCGGCGAAGTGCCTTTGAGACGATGGCAATCTCCTGCTCGCGCCGGTCTGCGCTGCCTGCGCCCTCGGTCAACTGGAGGTAGTCCACCACCACCACGGCGAGGTCGGGCTGGACGGCCTTCACCTGCCGCACGTAGGAGCGGATGCCAGCGAGGTCATACACGTCATCGCGGAAGAATATCGGCGCGAGCGCGAGGTTGTTTGCGGCGGCTTGCAGCTTTGGAAAATCCATTTCCTGCATCGTGCCGTCGCGCATCCGGCTCGCGCTCACCTTGCCCTCGGTGGCAAGCATGGCCTCCACCGTGTCGTCGCTGCTCATTTCCAGCCCAAAAACGAGCACCGGCTTCGCTTGGTCGAGCGCGATGGCGCGGACGATGTAGCGCACAAGCGCTGATTTGCCGCCCTTTGTCGGGCCTGCGATCACCCAGTATCCGCCCTTGCGGATGCCGCCTGTTTCCTCGTCCAGTCGCACGATGCCCGTGGACAAGCCGGCCATTTTCGAGCCATCCGTGCGGCTGTTGAGGGTTCCAAGCACGCTCATCACGATTTCCCGCGTGCTTTGGATGCGCGCCTTGTCCCGGCCTGCCGCGATGCTGGCAATCTCGGCTTCGATGGCGGCGAGCACGGTGCCAGTCGGCTCCGTCTTGAGCTGCGCATAGGCTGCTTTGAGCGCGATGGCGAGGCGGCGTTTGGCGTGGCCTTCCTTCACGATTTCCGCGTAATGCGGGAGGGTGACGGGTTGCGCGGCTCCTTCGATGGCCGTTTGCAGCGTCGCAGCGCCCCCTACAGCGTCGAGACGGTCACCGAGGGCAGTGGCGATGCCCACGAAGCCTCCCGGAGCCTTGGCGAGCCATGCCGTCGCGATGGCGGTGAAGATGGTCGAGGGGATTTCGTGACTGAACGTGTCGGCCCTGATTCCCGCTTCCGTCAAGAACGGGAGCGATTCGTCCGGCCATTGCAGCGCGCAGCCGAGGATTGCGGTTTCTTCAAGTGTCATTTTACATCCTCCAATTTCAGCACGTCTTGCGCGAGTCGCTTGTGGCAGATTTCCACGTAAGCCGGATTGATTTCGATTCCGAGCCAGTGTCGTTCCAGTTCCTTCGCAGCCTTGCACGTTGTCCCACTGCCACTGAACGGGTCGCACACGATGTCACCGGGATTCGACCAGCTTGCGATGTGGTCTTTTGCGAGCGCGATTGGATAGACCGCAGGATGCCCGGTCTTTTCCAGCCCCGTAGCATACCACCAGATGTTCGGGAGCACCTTTTCCTCGTTGTAGAGTCCGGGCTTGCTCATTTCCTTCACGTCCCCGTTTGCGCGGTAGTATCTCCGGCTGGAGTTTGTCTTGCCGCCGTGGAGCGACCGGGTTTTCAGTTTGTTGACCGTCTTTGGCGCACCCTTCGACAACACGAACATGTATTCCCATGCGTGCTCGTAGCGGTTGCTGTTCAGCGGCGGCTTGTCGCTGGCATAGATCATTGTGTCGTGCAGTCGCAGTCCGCACACTTCCATGAAGTGCAGCGCCTGGCGCATGGACGTTCCCGATTCGCTTCCGTCTTCCGTCTTGTCCGCCACCACCCACACGATTACGCCGCCCGGTTTCAGCACGCGAGCCAGTTCACGCGCCACGCCTGCGAAGTCCCACGAGTGCCCTCCATACGTCCGAAGGTCATCGTAAGGCGGCGAGGTCACCACGAGATCAATGCACTCATCGGGAAGCGTCGAGAGGACTTCCACGTTGTCGCCGCAAATAATTTGGTCGAGTGTCACGGCGTCACGATTTCGGAAAATTCAGAGAGGCGGCGAACGAGCGCCGGGCCGCGATCCGCTCCCATGCGTTTGATGAGCCATGCGGATGAGCCGTTGGAAGTCCAGAGAATCGGCCTGTTGTGTGAAGTGCGGATTTCGACAAGCTCCTCCAGTTCCGCGTCCACCCGCTCAGTCGTCGGCGGCTTGCCGAGGTCGTCGAGTAGCAGCACCTCGCATTGCTGGAATGTGGTCAGTTTTTTGCGGGCGGTCTGGCGTTCTTCATCGGTGCCGGAAAATGCCGAAATCACCACGCAGGCAAATGCGTTGTGCGTCACGGCTGCGCACGATTGGTTGTCATCGAATGCCCGTTTCAGCGCGATGAAGGCGGCGCGTGTTTTCCCGGCCCCTGTGCTGCCGATGAATCCAAGTCCTTCCGCGTGCTCTATGCTCCATTCCATCGCGGCCTTTAGGCATTTCGGGTTGATCCGCGCGGGATCGGTTTCCTGATAAATCGGCGGACAGATTCGATCCCATTGCGCCTTGCGATATTGCGCGTTCCGATCCTCCTGCTGCTTCTTCTCTGCGGCTTCGCTTTCGGCGAGTTTGATCGCCGTGCAGGAAGGGCAATGGCGGGCGGGCGGAAACCACGGCGACGGCTTGGTTTCAAATTCGCACGAACAAGTCGCGCACGTTGTTTGTGTAGGTTCACCATCCATGTTTTTCGGTAGTTGAGGTTGTTACTGCGGTTTCTGAAAACCATTTGTTGGCCTTGTCCACTTCGCCACGGAAGTGACGAACGAAGGTGAGCATCGAAGTCCGAAGGTAGGCATCGGGCTTTCCTTTCGCGTTCGTGTAGAATCGTTCCACAAGGGCGAGGTCGTCCGGTGCCACGGTGCCGAGCTTGCGATATGCCGCGCATTCGTCCTCGCTCCATTCCGTCGTGAGGCGTCGGCCCATGATGGCTGCAAAGCGTTTGCTCTGGTCGGATAGCGGCAACCTGTCCGAGTTCTTTCCTTCAACAACTCCCTTTGGCTTCGTAGAAGCCGTGGGGGGTTCTTCTGGTTGGAATGCTTCTGCTTTTGCTTTTGTAGCTGTGTCTGTGTCTGTGTCTGATTGTGTTACCGAAGCGTTAGCTTCCGTTACCGAAGCGTTACCAAGCGTTACTGGTGCGTTACATGTCCTCTTTTTCTCTCTGTGCTTCGCTACGCGCTGACGGGTTTTCTCTTGAATGACGGCGCGCGTCACCATTTCCCGGTATTTCTCCGCGTTCAGAATCATCCATCCGCCCGGCACGCGCTCGATGCGTCGGCCTTCGTGGTCTGGGTCGGATGAGTTCGTGTCCGGCCCTTCCAAGCAGTCCACGGCTGCCTGAGCCTCGGCAAGCTCGATGCGCGCCCGGTGCGCGAGGTTGGCGACGCTGGCGAACTGGACGAAGCCGTTTTCGTCCATCGCCGCAATCATCGTGAGCCATATGATGCGCGTGCCGGATGGCTCCAGCCAGATTGACGAGTCGAGAATTTTGGTGAATAGTTTGTTATACATGTGCTGATTTTCTAGGGTTTGACCGCCTCAGGTTTAGGCATTGCGCGCTTCCGAAATTCTCTCGAATCAATCGGCTTTCCTCCACTTCGGCATCCCGTCGCGTCTTGTGTTCCGAGACGACGGTTTTTGTCTTTTTCGCAAAGCAGATTCCGTAAAGCACGCAGTTCCCGCTTCCTTTGTATGGGTCTTTTTCCGGTGTGATTCTTGACGACCGGACGCCGATGTAGAATCGACTCCCGATATGGATTTTGTAAACGTAGTGGTGCATTTCCATCATGTAACGCCAAACGCGTTACACTGTCAATGCCTTTTTACACCGCGCCCATTGCAAGCGCAATCTCGCGCGTGCTCATTTCCGGTTCATTTCCGCGCGCGTCTCTTATGCGCGAGCGAAAAGGGGCGTTTCGTTTCCGGGTCATTCCTGCAAAAGTGCCCGCACGCGGGCGATAAGTTGCTCCTTGGTCTCGCTGTCCGTAGTCACGACGTTGCGCACGTTGCGGATGCGCTCCCGCGCGAAGCACAGGTCGGATTGGTGCGTGATGTGGTTGTCCGTGGTGTAGCTGCCGCAGACGTAGTAGGTGCGGTAGGATGGCTCCAGCGGCCTATCCTCTACGGCTCCGCATAAAGGGCATGTGCTCATTGCTTCACCGGGTATTTCGTCCAGTCCACTTCAAAGCACGCAGCGGCGAGCATCTTGGCCAGCGGCTCCACCGTGGCTGGGCGGTAGCGGGCGATGACGTTCGGCCAGTTCCACACGCGTGCTTCTATCAGCCCTCCGGTGTGGTCGAGGCTCCAGCCAAAGCCGCGCGATTCGAGGTCTGCAATGATGTCGTCGGCGGTGACGGCTTTCCTCGGCAGGCTGTTCCACGCCGCGATTGCCAGCGGCACGGTGTCCTCTAGCGGGCCGGATAGTCCGCAGTGGGCGCACGCAACTAAGCAGGTATTGTTTGCCGGGTAGCTGTGCGTTTCGACCGCTCGAATGCCGGTGTCAGCGTCTAGGTCGGTCTCAGTTTTCCCGCAGTGCGGGCAGGGGTGTAGTGTCATTTGCGTTTTGGTTTGGGTTCGTCAGGCCAGTCTAATTTGTTGCGTTCAGCGAGTAGCTTGCAGGCTTCGAGTTCAGTGTCGGCGTCGGCTACTTTGTCACGCCGCCGAAGCTCTAACATCGAATACTCATGGGCAAGCTCGGTGAATGCCCGCCGCGTGCCGTCCTTCATCGTGATAGTCGCGAAGAACGCCATCCACGGGTAGCGATGCCCCGCGCCGGACTTGCGGTGCGTGGCGACGCCGTGCGTGCGCTTGAACGTAGCCAGTGCGCTCATGCCTTGGCCCTCAGTATCGCCTCGGCGGTGTCGGCGCGCTGCGTGGCGGCGGCGAGGTCTGCGACGAGGCGGGAGTTGGCACGTCGGAAGTCGTTGCAGAGGGTGTCTATTTCGGTCACGTCCTGCTCGGCTGCGCGCAGGCTTTGGCGGGCGTTGTCCATCGCGTCGCGTGATGCCACGATCTCTTGTCGCTGTTGCCTGTGCCGCAATTCCCAATCGTCCCGCTCTGCCTTAAATCTATCCCGCTCCTCTTTTAGCGCATCGCGTTCGGCTGCGTATGTGGCAAGCACGGCGGCGAGGTCTGCCCGGCCCGCCTTAAAACTGTCCCGCTCGGCTGTGACTCTGGCAAGCTCGGCCATAGCCATCGCGAGGTCGAATGCGGCGTCTTTACCGGCTGCTTTGAGTTGCTGTTGCAGCCTGTCGCGAAACTGGAAAAGCCGGACGTGCCGCGCGTCGCGTTCGGCTTGGCTGGCACCGCCCGATTCGGCTTCGCCCTTTAGCGGATACCAATAGTTCAGCGCGTTGTTCACTTCGGCAAGGCAGTCTGCGAGTGTGATTTGTGGCGTGCTCATTTCATTGCCTCCAGTTCCAGCTTTTCCAGCCGCTCCTTTGCATTGCGCATCGTCACTGTTGCGAATGCGATGGCAAGTCCGGTGTCGTCACCTTCGGATTCGATGCGATCCAGCGTCTCGAATGCTTCGGCGTATGCGGTGCGTGCGCGCTCAAGTTCCGGCGCGAGTGTTTCGGGAGTAGTCAATAGGTCAGGTTGCGTGCTCATGGTGTTAGTTTGTAAAAGTGTTTTCCCCGGCGTGCCATCTGGTCGCCCGCGCATAAATCCAAGTCGGCTTTACTAGCCGTTCCATTTGTGACTCGGCATCATGCGTGCAATTTACACGGGAAATTTGTTAGCTACTCAGTAGCAAAAGGATTGTCTGTGCGATACTCCAGCGAGAGGCATTGCGGCTTGAAGTGCGCGTCCCATTCGGTGATTGGCGTCCACGTGTGCATCGGCCTGCCGTGGCGTTCCTTTAGCTCGTAACACCACACCGTTTCGCGCTCGGTAAATGCGATGATAAACGGTAGTAGCGCGGTCAGTTCCTCGCGGCTAATCGGGTCTGCGTAGCGCCTGTCGAGTTCATCGAATGCCACCTCTCCGCGCGTCGCCTCGCGTGCGTCGTTTTCGGCGGCGCTTATCAGCGAGCCGGTCACGCGCAGGTCGCGCTCGCTAATGCTGCCGGGGTTGTCGCCTGAGTGCATCATTTCTTGATTTGCTTGAGGATTTCGCGTTCCGGTTTGTCTTTCGCCGTCCATGCGTAGAGCGCAGATTCTTTGCGTGCGTCATAACGCTGCCGCCATTGAAGCTCCTTTTCAGCAGCGCGACCAATCAAGGCTTGTTGCATCAATTCTGTGTCCGTGCCGCCGCGCGAAGGGCGTTTTCCGTGCTGCGAAACAAACCATTGCTCGAATGCGGATTTTTTCATGGCTGTTCCTCCACGGTGCAGGGCTTCCACGTCACGCGGTCGGTGGAGTGCTCGTAAGGGTCGAGGGAGTTCCACGCAAAAAACGCGCTGCCGCCGCCTGCCCAGCAAGTCCAGAGGCCATCGGTGGCAACCATTGTCACCAGCCTCTCCGGTTCGCCTTTTCTGACGCGAATCCAGCAATTCAGCGGCGCGTCCTCGGGCTTGCTCCACGGGCGCGTGACTGGCTGCGGCTTGGGGCGGTGCCAGATATTGTGAATGCCTGTAAGTTCCGATGTGTCAAACCAACGCTGAGTTACCTCGCCGTAGGCTGACGCCTCGAATTGGATCGGCTTGCCGTCTGCAAAGGCAAGCATTGCGGCTGCGTTGTCGCGGAGTTGTTCTTTGGTCAGTGGTTTCATGGTATTGATTTGGCTTAGAGTTCCCACGGCGGCACCTGCGATGCGCCGGAAAATGGTGAGGACGGCTCCTGCTCCCCACCTGTGGGGACAGGCTCGGGGCGCACGGTGTCGCGCGGGTTGGTTTCTTCGGATGATTTTTCGGCGCTCATGGCTGGAGTTTGGTCTTTACGAATGTGATTAGCTTTTCCATTTGGTCGTCATAAAAGTGGTTGAACGATCCGTTCTTGCCGAGTTGCTGCCACCATACGTGAAGGCAGGCGCGCAGCCGTTGCGATGGCGTCTTGCGCTCGGCTTCGGTGGTTACTTCCACCACGTCCGCGTCGGCACCGTCCAGTGGAGTGATTAGCACCGACACTGCCTTGCCGTGCAGCCGGATAAGTTCGCCGGATTCCGAAGCGAGCAACTCAGGCGTGACTACGCTGAACTTCACCGAGTAGTCTGCGCGGCTGGTAATGCTGCCCATTTCGCAGTTGACGATGTGAAGTGCTTTAAGTGGCGTGCTCATAATGTCGTCCGCGTCCGCCGCGCCCCGGCCAAAGTGCCGAGACGCGACGGGGATGCGGTGTGCGAGTTAGATGTCTTCCTCGCGGCTGGACTGCGCGGGCTGCTTGTCTTTGCGTTTGACCTTGCCGGAGAGCACCGGGGCTTTTTCGGGAGCATCCTGAGACTTTTTCCACAAGTCCACGAAGTAGTCCACGCCGCCGATATTCACGGTGCCGGTGTAGTCAGGATGCTTTTCGGTTTCTTTCTTGGTGTTTTTCCAGATGCTGATTCTGTTGGTGTTGTCGTAGTTGCTCATAGGTCGTCAATTTCTGCGGTTTGTGTTGTTGGTTTGCGGAATTTGTCTGTGGGGTGTTTCATCGGGACATCGTCCGGTTCTTGTGCGCGCTGTGTGGGCTGCGTGCGCTGCGTAGGACGGGCAACAGCGGCTTCGCCGTCGTCATCGGCGGGACACACTCCGACAATCGCGGCGAGGGCATAGCGGCGTCCGTAGGTGATTGCGGAGCCTAGTCCCTGCGCGTCCGCTTTGGTGAGCGGCACGGCGAGCGTCGAGGATACCCACTCGCCGGATGAGTGCGCGAGGATGGTTTCGATGATTGCGTGCGTGGCGTCACTGCTGACAAGCTGGACGACTGAAAGGCCAGCGTTCGCCAGCGGAGCGCGGCAGGCATCCCAGACGGATGCAAGGTCTGCGTAGGCCGTGCGGAAGTGCGGGTTCGTGGAGTCTTTCTTAGCGCCGCCCATTGCGGACTGCGCTTTGACAAGGGCCGCCGCGAGAGCGGCGATGGTAGGTGATGTTGGCATTATTTGATGAGGTCTGGTTGTGATTCGTCGGTTGTCTCAGGCCGGTAATACTCCGCTGCTTCCTCGGCATCGTATCGGCTGTGCGCGGTCACGATGAAGTCGCGCCCGCCGTAGCGGATGGCGTATTCCGTCGCGCCCTCGGCGTCTGCGACGCACTGGATGGCGCGGGAGTTGATGCGTATGGGGTTGCTCATTTGCCTTCCTTCCCAAGCCATTTCGGAGCGCACAAACTCCGCGAACATTTTTGATTCTTCGGGCGTCATGTTTTTCATACGGCTTTTGTCGGTTATTTGCGGAGTGTGAGCCAGCCGACAACGGCGGCGGTGGCGACGAGGGTGAGGCTGAGCATCACGGTCAGGCGACGCTGCTTCCAGAGTGGGGATGTTTTCATGGTAGTGAGTCTCGCCGGGTAACGTGCGCCGGTTGCCCGGTCGCACGCACCCGACAAGGTGAGTGGTTAGAGGTCTGCGTCCTCGATTGAGATTTCCATCTCGTAGCAGTATTCGAGTTCTGCTTCTTGGATTGCGCGGAGTTCTTCGAGTGAGTCGTTCATTTTGTCGGATGATTTGGTTTTGGTTTCGCTCGGCTGGTTGCCTTGCTTGAAATCACTAAAGCGCACGTCGCCGAATCGCGCAAGAATTATTTTCAATTATTTTCGTGCAGTGTTTTTAGCACTTTGCAAACCCTTGAGTTGCGGGGGAACTGCGCAGGATTTTGCCACCGCTCTTTTCCGATATGCCGCGCGCTTTTTGCCCGCGTCGCTGCGCTTTTTCGGCGCGAGATTGAACCCAGATTTGACGATTGCGCGGAGGTGAATCGCTTCGTGCGCGGCGGGCTTCCATACGCCGTCGAACATGCGCTTGACGCAGTTGTAATGCGTATCAAGGAGTTCCGCGATGCGGGAGATTGCGCCGCGCTTGGGGCGTCCCGTCTTAGGGTCGGTGATGTATTTTTTCCAATTCATGTTTTGACTTTAATTGCGGCGTGGTGTATTTGTCAAGACTCTATGAAAAATCATCGCTTCGTCGTCGTCGTGAAAACTGACATGAGCCGCGCGCACGCAGCGTTCGCGCTGGACGCTGCGCTTGGATGGAGCGTGCCCGGCAGATGCGAATTTCACCTGCGGAAATCAGCACCGAAAAAGAAAGGCGGCGCGAAGTGAGCACGCCCCGCACCGACGCACTGCGCACGCGGCTGGCACCGCTCGCGGCTACGCTGTCCGAGGACAACTTCGGCGAGGTCGCTGTGCAGTGCATCGCGGAATGCCTTGTGCTTTGCACCGCATTGGAGCGCGAGCTTGCCGAGGCCCGCGCCGTGATTGCGAATTTACTCGCCAAGGCTGTGCCTGCGAGCGCGGACAGTGGCGACGTTGGCATGGTGTTTGTGGAGATGACGGAAGCGGAATGGCAGCGCGTAAAGGATGCCACCACGCACGCCAAAGACTTCCTCGCGAAATGAATCACCCGCGCACATCCGCACTGATTGAACATATCCGCCAACGCGACGGGCAGGTTGGCGTCGGCCTTCGCAACGCACCTGAAGAGTGGGTGACGCTGGCACGCTCATTGGAGGATGAGCTTGCCATCCTGCGCGAAGCGGTAGCGCAGACACTCCGCGAAAACGCGCACCTCGCGGACGGCGAAAACTGCACGCTCATCCGCCTTAAGCGCGCGCTCGCGAAATGACCGCGCTTCCTGCCAACGCCCGTCTGTGCCACCGCTGCGGAGAGCACTTCATCGGCCGTGCGTGCCCGAAGTGCCCGCCTGCGCTCGCCAGCGCCTCGCCAGCGGCTCCAAGCTCTTATGACAATCAAACTGACCGTGCCGGGGAAGCTGCCAAGCTGGAACGCAATTCTGGGAATGGGCCACTGGCAAAGAGCGAAGCTGAAAAAGGAAATCCAGAGCGGGTTCTTGTCCGCGTTACGAGCGTGCGAAAGCGGCTCATTGACGAGGACAACCTCGCAGAAAAGTATCATGTGGACTGCTGCCGATACGCTGGCCTTATACATGGAGACGAGCCTAGCAAAACGAAAATTGAAGTCTGCCAGCGCAAGGCTGCGAAAGACGAAGCGGAGCACACGATAATTGAAATCACCACGCCTTAGCTGAGTTTCACCACACCGCTTTCAGTGCCTTCATCTTCCGGCGAATATCACAAGGCTGGTCGTCCGCGTAAAACACAGCCTCGCGCACGCGGCACTCATCGCGGATTACGACGTGCCGCTCCACGATGCGACGCGACGGCATCGGCGCTGCGTCCATCTTAGCCTGCTCCGCGCGCACGCGGTTCCAGCGGATGTTCACGCGCTCTCTAGCTTTTAGACTCGCGCGACGTATGCTTTTGATTGTGCTCCACTTGCTCATTTTCGAGTATCTCCTTGAGTCGTATAATTACTTGTTCGGGAGCTTTTCTATCTCCGCGCGGAGCATGTCCGCCACTCGACGGTATGCGGCACCCGCAACCACTCGCGCCCTATGCTCATCAGCAGTTGCCACGACGCACACCGAATCCTCGTCGTCTGCCATCCGCTCGACGGTTTTCGCCAGCTCCCGAACCACCTGCTGCACGCGAACAAAACCCTCGCCCGAAGGCTCCGGTTCGGATTCACCGTGATTGCCGCAGTCCGGGCAATAGGTTCCTTGTGGCATTGGGCTATTACAGCATCGTGGGCATGTTCTCATTGTGTATCGGAGGCGCGGGTTGCGAGGGTTTTGTCGGTGAGCAGGACGGTAGGTGCGCTTTCCATCTCCGCGCGGAGTTCATCGCAGCACTCTCTGAGTTGGAGTATTCGTCCACAGTCAAGAGCGTCGCGTGTTGTCCCGCTGCTCTCAGCCAGTCTCCGCTCCCAGCGTGTCGCCAGCGCACCTACCCAGTCAGTGCTCGCGAACACCGCCCTGTCTGGACGCGCGGGTTCACACACGAGCGGGACGGCGCAGAGAGGGCACACGTCTCTATGTTCGCTGCATTGCTGTTCGCATTTAGGGCACTGTTTCATTTTGCTTCGATGCCTCCGGTTGCGGCGGTGTCGGAGACTTCCCCGGTAGGCGAAGGGCGCGGCACCGATGCGAGAGCCGTCTCAATGCACCGTATTGCAATCGCGATCTCCTGCTGGACCGTGTAGTTTGTCATCCATTCGGGCGCTTTCATCATGGCGTTTCTGGCGTGCGTTAGCGCCGCTTCCGCTTCGCCTACCCAGTCAGTGCTCACGAACACCGCCTTGTCTGTACGCGCGGGTTCAGGCGCGAGCGGTTGGCTGCACCAGATGCAGCGCACAGCACGAAGCGCAACCCAGTCATTGCAGTGTGGGCACCGTTTCATTGCGATTTGATGTCAGCAAACCGCGCGGGTTGCCATTGGTGAAGTCGGTTCATAACCCGCACGAATAATCACATCGCCGCTCCGTGTCAAAATAAATCTAAATCTTTTTTGCCTTGCCAGCGCGTGCGACGCGCGGCAACGTCCGCCCATGAGCACACCGAACTGGCTGCGATTCCGAGCGGGAGAAAAGGCGCACGTCGTGACGGGCATGAGTGGCCCAATGCACCTCACGCCATGCGGCTACGCAGCCCACGGCGCGACTGGCGTGCCTGACAAGCGGGCGCGGAAGTGCCGCACCTGCTCGCGCGCTGTGCGTCCTGTGTCGCCACAGGAATGGCGCAAGGCAGGCCACGCGCCGGAATGAGCGCGGACACTAAACCTGCCGCGTGTATCGTCCGCTCCGAGTTTAGCGTCGCGCGCAAATCACGACGAGGCCGGCGAGGATGAGCGCGGCGGCCGCGAAGTTCATTGCGTGCTTTGCATCGCGTCAGCAATGGCAGCGCATCCGGCATTGCGCGCTGCTGGGTCAAGCAGCTTCGCCCGGTCAACCGGGTGGTCAATAAAGCCAAGCTCGATGAGCCAGCACTTGTCGAACTCCATGACGGCCAGCGAAAAGTGTTGAGATGATTTTTCGGTCTTGGCACCGCGATCTTTCAGCCCAAGTGCAGTGCTGACTGCGGCACTGAGTCGGACGGCCATCGCCCGGTCATCTTCTCCTCGGTAAAAGACTTCCACACCGCTCGCGTTGCCGCTGGCTGCGTTACAGTGGAGGCTCAACATCGCGTCGCCTCCGTAGGAACGGGCGATGTCGTCGCGCCGCGAGACAGGGCACGGGTCTTTTTCGTCCACGCGGGTTCGGACTACCTTCATGCCGCGCGCCTTGAGGACGCCGCGCAGTTCGTTGGCCCAATCCATGACGATTGCGGCTTCGCTATGGCCGCTGGATGTAGCGCCAGAGTCATAGACGCCGGGTTTGCGATTGCTCATCCCGTGGCCGGGATCAATGATGATGGTTTTCATGTTGGTTATCTTGGTTAAGTCTTGGTTTCGCGTTCGAGAAAACCAATTCCTCCACGACAAATGACCTGCCGTGCATGAGTGCAAATTCTTTCGCTTCTGCCAGTGAAGCAAACCCGAAAAAGTAGGGCGTAATATCGCACCAGAAAGGCCACCACCACCGCTTGATCTGAACGGTGAATCTGCGGCTGTATGGACTGCTGACGACGCGATACTTACTCACTTACCACCGGCAAACGCCGCCTCGCTAAGTGCCGTCGCGACCGCGTTGATCACGGTCGCCTTGCTGACATGGTGCGTCGCCAGCGCCTCCGCTGCGATGCTTTCCACGGCGCGCGCAGCCACGGGATGCCCCGTTGCGCTGCGGACAAGCTGGCCAATGTCGGCAACGTCCACCGCGCCCCATGCGGCCTGCGCTGCGGCGTGTCCGTAGTCGCTGCCGAGGTTGCCCGCGACGAGCGTGCGGAGTTGTGCGATGGCGACTTTGCCGAGGATGGCCCCGGCGTCACGGCGCACGGCCGGCCAGTCGGTGCCCGCGCATCCGGCGAGGGCGTTGATGAGGGTGGCGACGATGGCGAGGATGATGAGCTGCTTTTTCATGGAGTTATTGTTTCGGCGGTGGTGTTGAGAGATACACTTTCCACGTCACAAAGAATGCGGCAACCGCGCGCAGGCCGTAAAGATACCACTCCCAACTCGTCGCTGGCGCATGGTCGGTGACGAGCGCGGCGAGTGTTGCGATTGAGCAATAGATGAAACAGGTCTTGTTCATGGTGTTATTTTTTCAGCAAGGTTAGCACTGCAATCAGCCCGCCGCCGAATAACTGGATGGCAAGGCACATGCCGATGAGTTTGCCCCAGCCGACTTCGATTTTCCGCACGCGCTCGTCAATGCCGTGGACGTGCTCGGCTTTCGCAAACTCCTCGCGCATTTTGCCTATGTGTCGCTCGGTGCGAATCATACCCTCTCGGATTTCGGCAATGTCTTTTGCGATGCGATCCTGCTGCGCCTTTTTCAGCCGGTCAAGTTCTTCGGAATGGTCAGCGTCGCTCATTTCACGGCGGCGAGTTGCGCTTCGAGTTCCTTCACACGCGCGGCCCTTGCTGCTGCCTCACGCTCGGCAAACGGCGCATTGATGGCGGCGGCGAGCGTTGCCAGCGTAGCGCGGGCGGCGTCGTATTTCGCGGAGTTGGCTGCGAGCTTGGATTGCAGGTCGGCGTATTCCGCGTCAATCGCCGTCCAGTCCAGCGCGGCGAGCAATGCGGTGGCGTGCTTCTGGTCTTGCGCGGTCATCGCGGCGAGTTCCGAGGTGGCCTTGTCGCGCGCTGCGTTGGCCGTGGCGAGGTCGGCGGCTGCTTTGTCAGCGGCTTCTTTTGCGTCGGCCTGTGCCTTGGCGAGTGCTTCCGACGATGCCTTCGCTGCCGTCTGCGCGGCTTCTGTGATGGCGGCTTGAATCTCGAACCATAGCGGCTCGCCTTTGTCTTGGATGTCTTTGAGTGTCATGGGTGTTTTGTGGTTTGGGTTATGCTAAAAGTCCTGCGTTTCGCAGTGCTTTGACGACTTGTGCAATCGTGTAGCCGTCAAACGTGTCGTCCGTTTTGATATTTGTCCCCCCGCCCGTGTGAGCAACGGTCGCACTGGCAACTGCGGTTGTTGGCTGCACGATTGGCGTCGCATTCCAGAAGCTGAGTTTCTGCGTTGTTGCCGCGCCAATCTTAGTGCCGGTCGTCGTGTTGAAAGCGATGTTCTGCGCATCGCCTAACGTGATTCCGCCGTTAGCTGTGAGAAGCCCCGTCAGCGTCGTCACGCCGGTCACGGCAAGGGTGCCGGTGATGCTCGCATTTGATGCACCGGGGTCGGTCGTGTTTCCCAGCGAGAGGCCGCCGCTGTTGTGCAGCCGCATCTTCTCGTTGGCATTCGCCGGGCCGTCCGTATAAAAGCGGATGTCCGCCGACGCGCCTCGGGCGGAGATGCTCACGCCGTCCAAGTCCACGCTGTCAATGGCGATGCGGTTGTCCGCCTGCTCAAATCCCGTAGTGGTATTGGAGGAGCCAGCGTAAATGTATGCGCTGCCAATGTTGTTTGTAATTCTCAACGCGGAGACGGCGGCGATACCGGCATTTGTGTTTGCAATCTGGCATTCGGTGCTCGCGTTCTGCGATTTTGTGACGATGAAAGAGTCGCCAAGGTGTATCTTCTTCGCCACCGCCAGCCCGCCCGCCATCGTCACACTGCCGGTCGTGCTGTTGCTCGCATCGAGCGTGCCGGGAATTGCAACCACGGCGGTCGCTCCGGTGCCGCCAATGGTCGCCAGCGTTGTCGCTCCAGCGAATGCCGTGAACGTCGTGCTCGGCGTGGTGATGCTCGTCGTGATGGCAGGCGATGTCATGGACTGCACGCCGGTAAAGGTCTGCGCGCCGCTGCTGATTGCCAGCGTGCCACTCAGCGGAAGCGTAACCGTGCCCGTGCCGAGCGCGCCCGTCGCTGGCGCAAGCGTCGTGGTGCCCGATGTGGCGTTGCGAAAGCCGATGTTGCCCACGGCGCTGCCTGCGGTGCCGAGGAGCAGGGACGTGGTTGCGCTTGCGGTGAGCGTGGTGAAGCTGCCTGCGAGTGTGCCGCCTGTGATGTCGGAGGTCAGCGCGAGCGTGCCTGTCGCAGCTTGCAGTGTAGCCGTGTAGTCGTTCGCAGAAGCGTTTGCGGAGTCGAGGGTTGTAGTTCCCGTGGATGTAGCGTTCTTGAATCCGATTTTTCCAGATAAAAATGCTGAGGTGCCCAATGACATGCGCCCCGTTGAAGCTGAGAAATGAGCGAGGCTGAGATAGCTGCTTACGAAATCGGTTGACCGCAAAAATACATCACCACCGCTGTCTAAATATACGTGCGTAAAATCGTTAGTAAGACGGCCTTTCATGGTTCCGTCTTGATTATCGAGAATCTTGTAATTTTTGGAACTAGGCTCGAATAGCGTCGGCGAATTGAACGTCCCGCCCGTCACCGTCTTGCCCGTGAATGTCAGCGCGCTCGGCAGCGAGAGCGTCGGCGTCGTGGTGCCGGTCACGGTGATTTCGTTCGCTGTGCCGGTGATGGATGTTACAGCCGATGTCAGGAACGCCCCCGCGCTGCCCACGTTGACCGCCAGTGCCGTCGCGACTCCGGTGCCGACTGGTAGCTCCCCAAGCACGCCCGCGTTGTCATAGAGGATGCGCCCGCTAGTGCCGCTGGCGATGGCCGTGGTGCCGACTGTGAGGCCAGTGCTGACGGCGCCCCACGATGCCGCCGTGCCGTTCGTGGTGAGGTATTTGCCAGAGTTGCCGGTCTGGGAGGGCAATTCATCTGCGGATGGCTTCGGCGTAATCCACGCGCGGAGATCCGTGTTGGCCGTGATTGCGCCGGCTGATGCGACAACCGTTGCGAGCGGGTAGCTTCCAGCCGTGAATGCCGTGGTGTTGACGCTGGCCACGCCTGCCGCTGTCACCTCGATGTAGTTCGTCGCGTTGGTGATTGCCAGCGATGCCTGCGCTGCCACGAATGCGCCGTTGGCTGCGTAGCCCGCGGCGACGTTGACGAGCAGGCCGGTGCCGTTCGTGACGAGGAAATCGTTGCGGCTCAGCATCGTTGACGGGTTCGCGTCCGTGTCTCTCAAGGTGTCCGCATCCACCGAATACTTGCGCCGCTGCGTCTTCTTGAAGGTGCCGCTCCCCGCAGACACTTCCCACTTTACCTCGATGCTGCAATCATACCGCGTCACGCCCGCCGTGAACTTCGCCAGCATCTCCGACGTATTCAGCGACAGGCTGAACGTGTATGGCGCACCATCCGGTTCTGGCCGCGTCGCCGTCGTGTAGGCGAGCACCGCGTCAGACGGATCGTTCCACGACTTCACGCCGATCTGAATCGCCGTTCCAGCCGGAAGACGGAAAGGCACCCCGCCCTTCATAAAGGTGAGCGTGCCAGGGATTGTCTCGCCACGCACGGGCGGCACTGGGCCGAGACTGAGCCGGCGGGAATCTACATCTACGATGAGCTGCATAGGGTGTTGACTGCGGCTGGTTTTTTGTTAAATGGGACGAGCGGTGCGGAGTTCATAACACTCCGGGCCGCTCTAACTCCAAACACGAATACACCATGAATGAAGCTGCGAAAATTGTGCCTCAGTTTTCTGAGGAAGTCACGAAAAAAGACCTGGCAAGGTTCCACTCGAAGTACCGGAAGGACGGCCCCGTGCCAGATCCCGCGCTCTACGGCGACATCGGCGCGTGCTGGGTATGGACAGGAACGCTCCGACTCGACGGGTACGGGCATTTCAAAATGAAGCGGAAATTGTATGGCGCACATCGGTTTTTCTGGATGTTGCGTCATGGTGAAATTCCGAAGGGGTTGTGCGTGATGCACCTGTGCGACCGACCGCTGTGCGTGAATCCCGCGCACCTGAGAATCGGGACGAGTGCAGAGAATACTGCCGACAGGCACGCGAAGGGAAGGACCGCCAGTGGTGAAAGAAGCGGCGCGACACTGCATCCAGAGCGGATGGCGCGCGGAGAGAAAAACGGCTGGTCAATTCTGACCGAGGAAATCGTTCGTGAGATTCGTCGCATGGCTGCTGAAGGTATCCTGCAAACTGAAATTTCCCGCGCTCTTGGCGTGAAGCCTCCGACCGTCAGCGCGGTAGTGAATCGGAGGAACTGGAACCACGTTCTATGAGGCACGGCTGCCCTGACGAACAGCCGTACCCCACAGAAAGCGTGTAAGTGCCTTACACTACGCCGGATACGGCGTGGATGCGTAGAGCGGATTCAGCGCGCTCCGGGCGCAGCGGATAACCGCGCCGAACGTGGTGTATTGCGGCATCGAGCCGAGCATGAAGACACCGTTGAAGATGCCCGTGCTGCCCTGCTTGTTCGTGTCGGTGCGGTAGTTCAGGAACTCCCACATGCCGCGGTAGTTCACGTTGTTGAACGTGGTGCCGTTGGTGTTCGCCACGCTGCCGGGAAACATGATTTCCATGAGGCGGGGGTGGAAGAGGATCACATCCTCCCATAGCGCGGTTTCGTAGGCGGGGTTCCGCTCCAGCTTGTAGCCGCCGACGTTGGCGGTCTTGAAGTAGAACGGTTCCACCTTGACCCACGCGCCGTTGGTGTAGTTCCAGCGCGCCGCCACCGATGTCTTGAGCAACTGGAGGCCGTTGATCGGAGGCTGGGTGACGTTGAGCGGCTTGAGCAGTTCCGGCACGCGGTCGCGATTCCAGCGGAAGTTGTCGAGTTGAGGCGTCGCGACCATGAGGTTGCGGGCCTGCTGTTGGCTGGTGATGAGGCCATGCACGGGCGCTCCGTCGTCGGTCGCCAGCGAGTCCTCGAATGCGCCGTCGCGGTTGACCTGATCCTGAAGGTCAATCAGGAACGGCATCGTGAGGGCTGTCGGGAGTGCCGCGCCTGCGTTTTGGAGCGCACCGCCATCGTTGAACGTGCCAACCGTGCCGGAGCCGTTGTTGGTCGAGACGATGCCGTTGCGTGTGAAGACGTACTTGTTGGCGCAGAGCGTCACGTAGTCGTAGGTGAATTTCTCGGCGAGCATCCAGTTCGTGATGTCGGCGAGGTTCTTCTTGATCATGCCGAACTGCCGTTCACCGTCGAACGCAGCCGCCAGATCCCGCACGCAGAAGCGCGGCGAGTTGATCTGGATGTGCTGCAAGCCGAACAGGGTCTTGCTGGTGCCCTGCTGGAGATTGATCTCCGGCGGAGAACAGTTGTTCTGCTCAGTGCTGCCGAAGCCGGCGGTGCCGATATCCTGCCATCCGCCGCTGGTTGCCCATGCGGGGTTGAACACGCTGCCACCGTCCGAGTAGGTGTCAGACGGGGCCGGAAGGGTGCGCTCGACTTGCGTGACGGCGACCTGGTAGCCCATGCCGTCCGACCAACTGCCCTGCTGGACGAGACCGAGCATGGGGGAGGTCATAATGCCGCGGTGAAGGATTTCGCCGGGGAGCATACGCCCCGTTTCTTGAAGTAATACGTTCTCGATTTGCTGAACTGCCATGTGGTAATTGTAGGTTCTTGGGGCAGTGCGTTCTGCGTGCAGCTCCACACTGCCTGGTGTGGATGAGAAGTTCAGAAAATCCTTCCGATGGAAGGGGCTGACTTCGGTTCTGACAGCAGATAATTTTTTCGACCCATCGCGGGGTCGCCGATGCTAAACAGGAATCGGGCGTGCGGCAAAAATACCTCCAAACTTCCGCTTGGCAAGAAAAATCTTTTGTGTATTTTCAGGGCATCAGCATCCGCTGTCTGCCGATTCAATCCGGCATCCAAAATTCACAACGCCCCGCTTGCGCCTCGGCTTTCTGTCGAGGGATTGACGCAGGCGGGGCACCTTTTGAAATGAAGAAGCTCGATTTGACTGAAGATGAACTAAAGCAGCGCAAGCGTCAGCAGGCCCGCGAGGCGACAAAGCGATGGAGGGAGCGAAATCCGCAAGCCAGCAAGGAGAGGAGTCGGAAATATGCGTTGGAGTATTACTACAAGAACCGAGCGAAGTGCGCCGAAAAAGCCGCAAAATTTAGAGCGACCCATAAGGGTGAGATGACCATCTACAACGCCGAGTATCGGGCGGCAAACAAGGCTAAACTCGACGCCTACATGAAGGAGTGGTACAGGAGAAACAAGGATACTCTTACGGTGCGCAGGAAGGCGAATTACGAAGTCATTCGCGACGCTCACCTTGCGCAGAAGCGTGAATACTACATCAAGAATCGGGATGCGATTCGCGCCAAGAAAAAGATGAACCGCGAGCCGGAGCGACGCAACGAGGACATCCGCCGCGCGAGGAAGTCAGGCGCAACGGTCGGCGATCTGCGACTCATCGCTGAGTGGGAGAAACGCTGGAGGCGGAAGCTGCTGGTCCGCTGCTATTGGTGCCGGTCTGACATCAAGCCATCAGTAGCGACGAGGGATCACATCGTCCCGCTGGCGCGTGGTGGCGAGCATTCCGTGTCGAATTTAGTGGTGTCTTGCGGCTCCTGTAATTCAAAAAAGCACGCTCGATCGCTCGACAAGTGGAACGCGACACTGGAGCAGCCGGTGCTGCTCTAGCGTTTTGAGAACGGATTCCACGCGGTGCCAGTTGGCGTGACTTCCGCGCGCCTCTCCCGCGCAGCCGGATCGCCGCCTGCGCTCGGCGTTGCGCCTTTGAGTTCGCCGTTGTGCCGTTTGAGGCGGGCGATCTCCGCGTTGGCGGCCTCAAGTTGCCGAACGGCGAGCGGGAATGCCGCTGCCTGCGCGGTGAGGCGGACGCGCTCGGCGACTGGCTGATCGGAGAACCACTTGTCGTCAGCCGCGTCCACGAAGCTACGCACTGACTTAACGCGCTCCGCCAGTTCTTTGTCGGCGGTGTCCTTGAGGAATGGCGCGGCGGCAAGCACGGATTCGTCCCACACCTTCGGGATTGCGGCCTTCCTCTCGCTCACGTTCTTCGCTGCGGCGAGGTCGCGCTGTTCGCGCTCTTGGGCGAGAGTGTTGTTGTAGATGTCCTTGGCCTTGGCGAGCACTTCGTTGCGCTTCTCCTGGAGCTTCGCGTGGTCGTCCAGAAGCCCGGCCAGCTTGTCGGCCTTACGCTTGGGCCAGTCGGCAGTCACGTCCTCGAACCTGTTGTCCTGCGCGCGGCCTTTAAGTGAGGCGAGTTCGATCAGGTCTTCGGCTGCCACGTCGTAGTCGGCGGAGAACTCCTTGAACTGCGCCTCGATTTCGCTCATGGGCTTGGCGATTTCGTTCTTGAACATCTGCGTCTTTTCCACGCGGCTGCCGGCGAGTTCCGACTCCTGCTCGTCAATGCGCTTTTGCAGCGCCTCGCGTTCCTTTTGAAGCGACTGCACCGCGTCGCTATCTGGCGCGGCTTTCTTTGCAGCTTCCAGTTCAGCGCGGATGGCGGCGGCTTCGGCGAGCGCGGCCTTGGCTTGCCGTTTGGACTCCCGCGCGTCAAAGTTGCTTTGCTTGAGGTGTTCGCGTGCCGACTTCGACATGCCCTTCGATGCGTCCTCGATCCGCTTGTTGAGTTCGTCGTCCGTCGTCTCGTCCGTGATCTCAGACTTTGTGGCGACTTCCTTGACGGGTTCGGCTTTCGGCTTTTCCGGTTCCGCGATCTCGGGCGCTTCGACCTTCTCGCCGCCGGGCGTTTTCTCCGCCAGCTTCTTCAGGCTTGCGAGCGTCATCGGCTCGTAGTTGCTCGGAGCCGGATCGGGGTCTTGGAGTCTCGCTGAGCGCGCGGTGTGCTCTTTCAGCACGGCGTCGTCTTTGATTTCGGCGAAAGGCTGAAACGTGAGCGGTTCAGCGACGGGTAGTGTGGCGGTTTCGGTAGGCATGGTGTCAGGGTTCTTGTTGTTGTTTGGTGAGATTGTATGTGTCCTCTGGCGTCATCATCGTGTGCGCGTCGGACTCTTGATGCGGCTTTTCCGGCTTTTGGGTAAGTCGCACTAGATCGTCAAGTGCGTCATGCTTGCCCGCGATTTGCGCAGCACGGATGGCGATGGACTCAATACTCAGCGTGCCGATCACGTTTGGGCGGCTGACGCCTCGGATGGTGGCGAATGCCTCGCGTAGAATCGGCAGTTCGAGCACCTTTTCGAGTTCGCGCTGTTTGCCGCGGTTGGATCGCCATTCGGCGGGTGTAGTGAAGTCAGGCATGATGTCAGGGTTTTAAGGGATCAGACGTTTGGTGTGCGCGCCGTCCGGTTGGTCACGAAGTCGCTGCGGCTTGCTGGAGGCAGTTCAGCGGCCATCGGTTCGCCGACCGCCATCTTCGCCAGCCTGTCGGCGTTGGCCTTGTTGATGGCGATGGACATCTTCACGTCGCTTTCGCGCTTGCGAATCTCCATCTTGGTCTGAACGTCCGCGACTTTCAGTTGTTGCTCGGTCTGAAATTTGCGCACGCTCATTTCCATTTCAGCCTGCATCTTCGCGATCTTTGCCTGTTCCACCGGGTCGGGCTGTTCCTGTTGCGCTGCTTCCGATGCGCGCTCGTCGAGTGCTTTCTGGAGTTGGCGCACGTAGGTCATCCACATGGCGGAATAATCACTGAGCGCCTTCCGGTAGCTGGCTGCGAGTTCCGCGCGGGTTGGGTCTGACGCCATCGCCTGAACGTGCCGTTCAGTGTGCGGAATCAGTAGCGCGAGAAATGCAATCTGCGGTTGAAGCTCGGTGATGTCGCCCTGCTCGCCGTTGTTGCGCCAGTCCTCCAGCGTCTTGATCGCGGACGCGATGTCCGGGCCGGGGTCATTTCCGCCCATGTGAACCATTGCGTGAATGGTGTGGTTCTGGCCGTCCAGCGGGTCAATGTTTCCGCCGCCAAACATGAGCGCGTTCTCCATCTGCGCGAAGCCTTGGTCGAGCACGGGGCGCGGCTTGTCTTGCAGCGGCATGTAGCGTTGCGCCCTGCGGTTGCCGACCAGAAGCGTCACGCTGTCGTGGAGGAACATCGCGCGCCCGCGCTCGTCGAACGTCGGCATGAGCTGCGTCATCCGATCCATCGTGGCCTGCTGTGCGCCAGGAGAACCCGCGCCGATGGCCCGCACTTCGTTCACGCGCTCCACCGCCATAATCATTTCCGTCGTGATGCCGCGCCGTCCGCATCGGATCACGAACTGCTCCACTTCCGGAAAGTCGTCGTATCGCTCGTTCTTGATGATCTCCTGCGTCCTGCGGAACATTTCGCGAAGTAGCCGCTTCCACGAACGGTTGAACATATTCACCGATGATGTGTTCAAAGCCGAGCCTGTGTTCTGCTCTGCTTGAAGCTGGTATTTCGTCATCACCGGACTGCCGGGATTGGCGGTTCCTGCGCCGATTGTGGGGCTGACAGCATCGAGCTTGTTACCAAGGAAGTTCATCACCGGCATCGTGGTGCGAGTGTGATCCTGAATGCCCTGCTCTACGTAGTCCACTTCCGGCGAGATGATCGCCATGCCGTTACTGATTACGATGGGAGATTCGTCGAGTGCGTTTGCGTTCGACTTTTTCAGCATCGTGGTGGTTCCAAGACGGAACTGGTTCACCAGATCGTTCAGCATCTTGTTCTCGGTTTGAACGAATGGGAACTGGTCGTACCCCTGCCCGCGGATGCTGTGGTAGTAGCCATCGCCGACATTGAGGCAGAAGATCGTGAAGCAGTTCGATTCAGGAGGAAACCGCGAGATTTTCTTGTAGAGGAAATCCGCGCTGTTGTCCACGCCGTAGCGAGATCCAGCCGGGTCGCGTTCGGCGATGTAGTGCGAGAAGCTGCCGTCAAATTCTCGTATCCAGCCGTGAACCAGATACACCCTTGCATTTGTGGAGTAGCTGCTTTGCAGATCGTTCCCCTTGATCATCTGACTGAGCTTACCCCATTCTGGCCCCCACCTGTTCGGCAGCCGCTTTCCGGCAAAAGCCGTGGCGCGAACCAGCGCCCTCTTTACCGCATCTACATTCCAGCCGGTTTCCTCGGCGGCTTTCTCGTTCTCGATCATCTGATAGAGCGCGCTCGGGATCTCGTCTTTCGTCTGTAAAAGGATGTCCACGAACTCCTCGGAGTTTCGGGTGTCGCGAGGAATCAGGAAGTTGTCGAGGCCGGCAGCGTCGAACCGCCAGTCGAAATCCTTCGGGAAATGCGCCAGGCTGACGCCGTGTTCGATGAACTCCTTTGCCAGCAGTTGAAATCGCGGGTCGAAGTCATTCCAGTCGCGGATCATCACCGTCCACTCCTCGGCCACAGTGTCCTCCGCATTCTGGCGTGTCGTGTCGTCGTAAAGGTTGATCGGAATCTCAGCCGCGATGAACGCCTTGAGGGTGTCCAGCATGTCGTTATAGACCGTAGTGGAGCGGACGATACGGGCCTTTGCGGAGCCGAAGTTCAGATTACTTCCGCCGAATGTCGCGGCTTTTTTCTTCGTCGAGGTCGCGTATGGTGCTGCGCCGTTGATCTGTTGACGGATGCCATACCGCTGCATGGCTGAGAGCGAATCGTCCTGCAACATCCGCCAGTAAATGCTCTGGAGCGCGGCGGCATCCTTGAGCCTCGCACCGGGCGGCTTGCCCTTCATCGGGAATGGAGCCAACTCGTTTGGGGTGCCTTGCGTGATCTCGTTGCTCATGTGGATTTAGGGTGTGCGGCGAATTGGTAGCCTCTGCGGCGCTTGGCTCGCCTGCCGCGCCGAAACTTTCGGCACGGATTGGGTTTTTCCGCTTTTGGCGTAAAAACCCACGCATGTCCATCATTTTCCTCAGAAATCTGCATTATTTCCGCTGGAATCTCGCGTTTTTTCGTTTCCGCTGAAAGCAGGCGCACGAGGCTTCCGTCCTTGCAGCCATGAAGAAACACCGCTTCCGGTCGCACAGGCCGCGTCATTGAGCGTCCAGACAGCGCCACGCGCAGGGTTGCCGGATCGCACTCGATGCGGTCGCCTTCCCATCGGTAGTTTGCCGTGCTCCAATTATCCTGCATGAGCGGGCAATTTCTGGCGTGCGGTCGAATGTCTTTCGCGATGGCGAGATCGAATGCGTCCAAGCATGTAAGATGCGCCATCGTGTAAGCTCTAAGACTCGGCGGATACACCGCGCAGCCGCACATATGCTCGCCGATTTTGTGCAGTGTGTTGCCGCCGAGGTCAACGTAGGTGTTGTCGATCACGCCCATGAACGGTACTGCTGGATTCTCGTTGTAGGCGTCGGCGATCATGTCCGCCCATCCGCGGCGAATCGGCGTGCAGTCTGGCTCCACGAACATCCACGGTCGCCCCATCGTTTCGGCTGCGACGACGCACTGGCGGAAGATGTCGTTCGGGGCGGTGGGCCACGATTGATGCGTGATGAGGGCGTTGATGGCGACGGGCGGCGTGCGCCAGCCGCACTTGCGAGCATTCATCGCCACTGTCTCGCGCTGGAGTGGCGAGAGTTCTTCGGAGTACGCCAGCAACAGGTCGTGCCTCGGGTAAGGTCCGAGCTTGCGAATCCACTCCATCAGCGGCACGGCGAGGTGGATGTCGTTCTTGGAAAATGGAAAGACGATCAGCATTATTGTCCGAATCCGTAGTCAATCTCCACTTCGACCTCCGGCTCCCAACCGCCAGACGACTCTGCGCCATCGCCTTGCCCGATGTCCTCAAGATTCATCGGTAAAGCCATCCTGTCGGATCGGATGGCGTGATCGCGCAGCTTCCGCCAGTTCTCGGCGCTCGTGACGTTCTGCGCGACCGCAACTTCGGAACGAAACCGGAATCGCTTCCGGCAAAGGTCGAGCAGGATCGCCAGCGAATCTCCTGCGTCCGGGCTTCGCCTGATTCGCTTGCGCATGACCTTCTTGCTCTCCACCGCCCGCTTGGTGCCGTTGAGTCCTTGCTTGCGCAGCACTTCCCTGCGCGCCAACAGGTCGTCAATAATCTCGGTGGTCAGCCCCTTGATTTGACCGCTGCGGATGTAGTCTTTGATGACCAGCCAAAGCTCCGAAACCCTGTCGGCGTAAAGCTCGTTGCACGGCTTTGAGTCAATCCCGTGCGTCAACTCCGACGCCCTGCCGTTGAAGTCCACCGCATGAAGGACGGAGTTTCCAACCATGTTGGAGATGATGGGGCCGATCTCGCCCGCTGGCCCGGTGGAGTCGTATGCCATGTTCTCCGGCGTGATACCGTGCTCGCGGCAGATGGCTACGAACTGCGCGGCGATCTGGAAGTTGTATGGCCGAGGGTCGCCCTTGCTGTCGTTGAGTTGGACGCTTTTTGTGACCAGTAAGACGCGACTTCCTGACAGCGTATTACCGAGCAGTCCGAGCGTCATTTTGCAGGCGTCTCCGCCGCTGCTGCGTGCCGGGTCTATCGAAGCGCATGGATTCGGTGATCCAGCCCACTCCACGGTGGTCGCCATCACGTCGCCCTGCACCAAGTCCGCCTCAGACAAGATGCACTCCGGGTCACTGCCTTCGGGCGGCCAGAACCCACGGCATTGACTCCAATGCACAAGCGAGTCCTCGCCGTTCTGGTGCTTGCTCATCGCCACGTCCTCGATCTTCGGCAGGAACGGATACAGCACTTCGCCAGCAAGGATGTTCGGCGAAAGCTCCGAGTCGAAACGGATGCAGTAGCCAAGCTGCGTTTTCCACTCGTAATCCTTGTCCGAGATTTCACCCCATCCGTTTTTTGGCGTGCAAAGCATTCCGTGCGGATCGTATTTCGACTTCGGGTTTCCGATGCCGATGAACTGGAACCACTCGTTTTTGGAAAGGTTGCCCGTCGCGAACTTCACAAGCCCCGGAGACAGCTTCGGAAGCTCGTCCGCGATCATAATGACGCGCTTGTTGTGGCAGCCGTCCAGCTTGTCCATGCTCTCCTTTTCGTGAGCAGCTTCGCCGGCCACCAGCGAGATACCTGATTTGTCCGACATCTTCGCCTCGTTTCCTGGCATCCTTGTCCGCACGATGCCGAGGCTGTCCACTAGCTTTCCCGGCATGTCCGGCACGGAGTTGTAGTAGTCCACGATGCTGCCCCAGATGCGCTTCCGTGATGCTGTCAGCGTGGTGGACGTGACGATGACCATCGTGTTCACCGGGTCACACAGCCAGTTCACGATTGCCCATAGTGCCATGCAATCCGACTTGCCGACGTTTCCCGGCCCCGCGATTCCAAGGTATTGCCATTGGCACGCCTGCGCGATCATCGTCTCGGCCCACGGATGGATCTGGAAATGCTTCCGCTTGTTTTTCTTCCCCCACAGCAACTCGACGATCCGCCAGAAATGCCCTGCCTTTCCAAGTCCGCCTTCTTCCTCCTTGTGCCCATACCGGAAGCACTTCAATTCGATGTTCAGATCATCAAATTCGTCAGGCCAGTCGAGTTCGTATTTGCGAGGCACGGGTGGGTTTTTACGTGAAAAGCGTAAAAACGCAAGACAAAGTAAGCGGTTTGTGCTTTTCTTAACGAAATGCCTAAAGAAGACGAGAACGTACATCCGTGCCATTGGGGGGTTGATCGACTGGCCGCGTGGTCGAAGGGGACGGATGTTGAGATCACGATAGAGAGCGGACTTGACGAAATCAAACTCGCCCGAAACCGTGCTGCCAACGAGTTCCTGAACCGGATGCGGATGGACAAAAAGGCGGCGATGGAGCGCGTAAGGGAACGGGTGCGGATGCACTACGAGTCAGGCGCGTCCATGAAGATGATTTGCGACACCTACAAAGTGAAGCGCGCGCTTGTCGAGCGATGGGCTGAGAAGGAGAAGTGGAAGCTGCCGCCTGCGCGCGAGCCGGACAAACCGATGACCCCGAGCGCCAGAGCGTATGATCAGGATGCGATTGCGGAGGACGTGCAAACTGGCATCGTGACGCATCAAAGCGAGGCGCGGCTGCCGCTGGCGGTGAGGGAACTGAACGAGCAAAAGCGGCTGATGAACATCCGCGGCGCGCAATGGGACGAGATTCCGCACGAAAAGGTCGCCCTCGCGCTACGGATGCGCCTCACTCGGCAGGCTCGCCGGATGATCGAGAAGATGGAGACGCTGGACGAGGATGAGATCATTGCGCCCGAGATGATGAAGACGTTCAAGACCATCGCGGAAGTGCTGGATAAGGTCGCGCCGATTCCAGAGGACAAGGCGGTGCGGACGAATTCCCTGCTGCACGTCACGCTGTTCAAAGACGACGGCCTGCCGAAAAAAGCGCAGGCGATTGAAATTCCCGCTTGACGCAGTATCACAAAGCGGTTAGCGAGAACAAATGCAAGATGACACAGAAGCAAATGAGTCAAAAAGGAGGGCGGTCGAAATCGGACAAAAAGCTGCGCGCGGTTCGTCTGAACATCAAGAAAGCTGTGGCAGCAAGGTGGCCTAAGAAACCCGCGAATGACCTTCCAAGTCCTCAGTCCTGACGCAGCTCGGCGCGTTGACCCGCCTGTGTCGCGCTTCCTGCAAACGCTACCGCAGGGCCGCGACATCGCCGTGGTGCCGATCACGCGGCTGGACGACTTCCGGTTCCGCGATGAACTGCGCGGGACGCTTGAAGGCAAGCCGTGGGTGCTGCTGGACTTTTCCGAGTTCGGCCCCGAATGGGATCAGCAAACGAGTCACCTGTGGGGACGCGACCGGCTCGCTCATGGATGGTTCGGCGGCGATGAGTGGGCAAAGCTCGACGCCTTTATTCGCGAGCATCCGCCGCTCATCACCTTTCAGCGCGAGCTTCTGCTCAAGGACGTTTCCGACACGATACAGCCCGTCGAATACCTGAACTACTCCGCGCCAATTCAGGCGGAAACCGAGGATCAGTTCAACGCGCGACCGATTGACGTGTTCTTCCAGTGGGGGCTTTCCAATCCGTTCCGCCCGCATCTGCATGGCGAGATTTTCAAGCACTCGCAGCGACTCGGCTACGACGTGTGCAGCCAGCTTGATCACCTCGACCGTTGCATCGCCCGCAAGGACAGACCGAGCATCTGGGCGGCGATTCACACTCCGCACTACGCCCGCGTGAGCAACGACGAGACAATCCGCTGGTTCGGCAAGTCGAAGGTCGTCATTGCGGCGCCGGGGTGTGGGGTGAAGACATTCCGGCATGGCGAGATCAACAACAGCATAATCGCGATGCGGTCGGACAAGCTGGCCTACTCAGTGAACCAGTGCGGGATCGCGTTTGGCGACGCTCCTGTGGATGCGCTGTGGGAGGCGGTGCGTGGCCGCGATGCCGACTACCTGTATCGAACCTACCTGCTAAACCACGCCGCCGCGGACTCACTACGGCACGAGCGGTACGCGAAGGAGATTTTTATGCCTGCCATCCAGAAATTACTATGAGTGCCAACGAACGGGTGAGCGACCAGAGAGCAAAGCAAGGGTACGTTCCAAAGCCTATTCCTCTTACGTGCTCAAACTGCAAATACTCTGACGCAGGAAAAGGAAGTGGGGCTGTACTTTGGTGTGCTTATGGTGGATTCCGGGTAATTGCTGCCGGAGCTTGTTTTTGTCACAAAAAGAAAGGTCGCTCATGCAAATCGTAACCGTAGCCAACGCCGCTCCAAAAGCCGACTACTACTGCTTCCGTGAAATGCTCGCATCGTGCCGGCGCTTCGGGCATGAGCCGCTGATTCTCGGATGGGGCCAGCCGTGGGGAGGACTTGGAAACAAGCCCCGACTGCTGCTGAAAGCCATCGAGTCCGGCCAGATCACCGACGACCACATCCTCTTTCTCGACGCCTTCGACGCACTCCTTGCGCGCCCGCCGTGCGACATCATGGCGGCATACGCGGAATACCATGCGCCGATTGTGTGGGGCGCGGAGAGGAACCTGTTCCCTGACATCGGGTGCGACCGCGATGCTGTGTTCCCTGCGTCACCGGGAGGCTTCCGCTACCTCAACAGCGGTGTGTGTGTGGCGCAGACGGATGCGATGCTGGCCTACCTTCAGCACATTGACGCGGCCAACATCCCCGACGATCACAAGTCGGCGGATGGGTCGCGCGACATAAATCCAAATGACCAGGAGATAGCCTTGAAGGCGTTTGTGCGGCAATTCACATGGACGGATATTTCGGAGAAACAGCCGATGTGTCCGCGTATGGCGCTCGACATCGGATGCCGCATCGCGCTGAACATGCACAGCGTCACGCCGGATGAGATTGACGTGAGTGGAGAGCGCATCAAGGTGCTGGCGACCGGCGCGGAGCCGTGTATTTTCCATGCCAACGGGAACGCCAAGGACAGCGGAATGCTGGCACTGGTGCTGGCGAAACTGGGATACTGACCATGCTGAGCTGCATCATCAACCTCGACACCCGCCCGCAGCGCACCACGATGGAGGCGCACAACATGGGCGTGACGTGCTCTGACCTGCTAGTTGGCAACGTAGTGAACAAGCGTCGCTTTTTCCAAGGCTTCGACGCTGAGTTCATCGCCTACATTGACGTTCACGAACCCGTGCCGGATGACGCGCTGCGCGAACTAAACAGGCTGTGCGACTGCGTAGTGCTTCGCAAGCACTCCAAAAAGTATCGCGGGGCCGATCCGTTCAACGTATTTAACGACATCGCGTATTTGCAGGCGCTCTCGCAGGCACGCGGAGACTGGGTGGCGCACTTCGATATGGACAGCGTGGCGTTCGCACGGGACAAGCGTGACGTGGATTATTGGGTCGGGCTGGCTGCTGACTACGCATTCGCGTCCTACCCGTCGCCGTGCAGTCCGCGACCAGTTGACGACGCTAGCTTCGGCAAGCACACATGGGTCAGCACGCGGTCTTTTATTTGCCACCGCGGACGCCTGCGCTTTGACGAACTGGAGGCCGGACTACGCGAGCCGAATACGCTCTACGACCGCTACGGGCACCCTCCGCGCAAATGCTGCTGGACCGAGCATTTCCTAAGCCTGATGAACAACGAATCCGTCATCTACCCACCACGCTGCGACGACCGGCTGATCATGTTCTGTTGGAGTGCCTATCACCGCGGCGTGATGGAGAAGCTGAACGGGATGAGCTTTGATGAAGTGAAAGCCTACGTGGATCGCTGCGGTGGCGTGACCTACCCAAACGACGTTTTCGCTCAACCGCTATGAACCCAAACACCATGTCCTTGTCCCTATTCAAATCCGCACCCGGCGCGATGAGTGTCTGCGAGGGCTTGGCCCTGTCTCGTCTTGCGTACGAAAGCGGAGGGCTCCGCAACGAAGGAATTTACATCGAGAGCGGGAGTCATTCCGGCAAGAGTACGGTCGCTATAGCATCTGCGCTGCATCGCGGATGCGAACTGCACATGATTGACCCTGACTTCAAGCGTCCGACATATGACATCCTCAACGACTTGAAATCCGCAAGCGAGGCGACGTTCATCTTCCACATCGCCCCATCGGTCGAAGCGTTGCCTCGCATCGCCGGAGAACTCTCATTCGTGTTCCTCGACAGCGGCGACCACTCCTACGAACTGTGCCGCGCCGAGTGCGACATCGTTGCGCTGCGAATAGTGAAGGGCGGCATCATCGCCTTCCATGATTTCCGCTCGCAATTCATCGGCGTGGAACGGTGCTACAACGAACTGTTGGCAACCGGCTTGTTCGAGGAAGTCGTTATTCCGTGGAAGGACATCGAGACGGAGGTCGTCGCTGGCAATCTTGAGGCGGGGAACGATACCTACCACCATACCGAACTGGCAAACCCGATGTTCCTCGGAGCACTTCGCCGCAAATGAACATCGGCATCCTCGCCTTCACCACTCCATCCTTCGCGCCCGTCGCCGACATCACGGTGCCAGCGTTCAAGGCTTACTGCGCCATGCACGGCTACGCCTTCTGCCTCGCTACCGGAGACGACTGGAAGCCCCGCACGCGGAAGCTCGGCTTCATCAAGACGCAGGCCGTGTTTGACGCGCCGCCTCAGTTCGACGCGCTGTTCGTGGTGGATCTCGACATCCTCATCACGAATCCGCTGATACCGCTCGAAAGCCTCATCCATCCGACCGCCGACATCATCGTTACGTCCGACGTGAACGGCTTCAACTCCGGCGCTTACATCATCCGAAACACGAAAGCAGCCAAGAGTTTCCTGACGATGGTGTTTGAGATGGAGCACGAACCCGGAATCAACGGCGAACAGGACGCGATGGATTCTGCTCTGAAATTCCAGAAGCCCGGATTCGCCGCATGGCTTCCACAGCGGGCGATGAACAGCTACCTTTACACCGAGTATCCCGACACGAACGGCGCGGATGAGCCTGGGCACTGGCATCCGGGAGACTTCCTGCTGCACTTGCCGGGGCGCAGCAACGAAAGGCGCGTTGAGATTTTCAACTCACCGGAGATTCAGTCGAAGATCATCAAATGAACGGCTTCTCTGACCTATGGTAACGCGCAAGACCACTCATGCTTGGGGGCCGTCAATCGGCCTCGGCGCGCTCAAAACCGACCAGTCGAAGCCAACATTGAAGCACGACTGCAAGCGAAAGCATAGGTGGGTTCAACGCAGATTTAACCGTCGCTGCACTCGATGCGGTCGCGAGGAAGAAAAAGACCCCGGAACCGGAGCGTGGGAAAACCCTATCTTAGATAAACAAATCATCAAATGACGAAACCCAAGCGAACACGAACCATGACGGACGCTGAACAATCGTGCGGTTCGAGTGTATCGCGTGAGTACGCTTCACTGAGAGCGGACATCGAAAGCCGTCTCAGCGAAACGCGCGACC